CTTCAATGTACTCAACTGTCTCTGCTAAAATATCATATAAAGCAGCGAATTGAGCATTGGTTAGATGTAATGTTCTTGCCATTAGTCTTTTTTGGGTGGGAGAAGAAAGTAATACTTAACAGTTGGAGTGGCATCCTTTAATGCCTTATAAACTTTAGGGTCAAGTGGTTGCATTATATACCTCCACATCCTTTACATTGTCAAGTAACTCCTCAAATAAATCTTCATCATAATCATCAATCATTTCTTTCAATTCGTGTTCATCACACTTCTCATAATATTCTATGAGATCATCATAAACATATTGGACAAGTGTTTTCATATCCATTCCATCAACTACCAATTCAGCGAATTGTTCAGCGATAGAATCGTGTTGTGCTGGATTAAGTTTTGCCATTAGTTTAACCCCCAATTAATTTTAAGATAGTCAGGATCGTGAAGTCTGCTAATATCCTCTGGAGTTGCATCTTCAGGTACGAAAACAAACTCTTCAAAGAAATACTCTGCACTAATACCGCCAAGATCATCACAGGCAGTTAGGAAGTCAATGCAGTCATCAGCATCACATCCCATTATATCAACTAAGAAGTCAATATCAGTAAAAAGTTGGTTCATTGGGATAACTTTTGGTTAAGGGACTCAAAAATAGTGGTAGGATCAGAACTGAAGTCTCTAAAGTCTTCATCCTCATCTTGCCAATCATCCGACATCTTTTCAATGATGTCAAATTGGTCGGCAGTTCCTAATATGTCAAGTAGGAAGTGCTTCTCATCTTGGGTAAGGGTGATAGTCACGTTGCTAGATCCCATAGGGTTTCAAAGGACTCAATCCATCTTACCTGAGAATCGGTAAGTTCGGACTTATTTTGTTCATCCGCAGACACATAGGGTAAACCCTGTTCTGTGAGATAGTTTTCATAGACCTGAACTAAGAGATCTACTTCATCAAAGACTTTCATTGGGAACCTCTTTGTGGGATGTACTAATTATAATAGTCAAAAGGATAGTTGACTATCTTCATTGTGCCAGTTTAACAAGGGGCATATACTTTTGCAAACTTTGATCTTCGTGCAGTATTGTTGCTATTCCAACTCTTACAAATGATTACTTTCTCACCATCAAAATGCTCATCATCACAATCAAATGTATGAATATAAGTTCCTTGCTCCATACCAAGATAAAACTTTTCAAGACGTTCATCACTTATCTGTTCATATCCCTGTTCTATTTCTTCCTCAGTTGGAACTATACCACCTGCTAGTAAGTAAATAAATCCATTTTTTGCACCTGATGACATAAGACCTTGATATAATGCTTCATACCCAAATCCTTTACCTATAAGATCCCTTCTTAATCTAAAATCATCTATTATATAATGATCTGAACCACCCCAAGCAAAATCATCAAAATCTTTGTGTTCATCATCACAAATGTCCAATTTTGCTTTATATGCTATTCCCAGTAATGCAGATTTAGCATCTGCCCACCACCACTCCTGATTATCATACCAATGTGTACGATATATTTTCATACGACCAATCGCAACACCTTCAAAACGATCACACCAACCACGATTTGTAAGATATAATGTTACATCAATCGCCATTTCATCATTTACTTCCTCTTCATCAACATCAATGATTGCTTTTGATCTTATTTCAAAAGAACCAGTAGAACCATCTAAAATGTGAGAATCACTTTCACCATTCAAAAACTTAGTTAATGCCTCTGAAACATCTTTGTTGTGTACGATAAGGTTTCTTCCACTATAAAGCATTTCAGAGTTCTCAAAATCAATTTCAGAATTGCACATAATAGATTTGTTATTGTACCTATTATAAAGGTAAGACTGCCTCACTACTACTCTTTTTGGACAGTTTGCGAGGTGGCACATCAAGTGTTTCCATTATGATCTGCTTTGGTAGCATATTCCAGCAATAGTAACTACTACTGAATGTGATCTTAGTATTATCTCTACCATCAGGACTAATAAACTTCATTCTCTTATCAAACATAAGCAACTGTAAGTCTCTATCTTTGAATAGTTTTGCAGGGGCAGAGTCATTTAACCAAGTATTACTCATTATCAATGCAAAAGGTTTATTAAATGATAATGCTCTCTCAAAATATTTACGTTTATTGGTAAATGGTGGATTTGATACTATTACATCCCACTCATACGGTTCATACTTAAAGAAGTCTCTACCAGTACCAATATGTGAGTATGTTACCTCATTTTGTTTCTCAATCTGCTTTACAAACTCACTCTCTTGCGTATCAAATGGACACCATACTAATGCACCTTCAGGGATATACTTTAGAATAGGTTTTACCCCATAATCAGGGGTATAGCACTCATCATTGCTACCACCTGAATACATCAATTTTCCACTATCTAACTCTTTCATAATATGCGAGTACCTACTGAATAAATCTCACTCTTAGATATTGTAACACCAATTCTAGGATCTTTGGCATTACCTGATCTTTTCTTTGGATATTGTTTCTTTGCTTTAGGTATTACAATATTCAAAACATCTTCACAATGTAACTTCCATATCTCTTTTACTTCTGCACCCTCATATCTACTGTAGTAATGGTTTCTATACTTACCTATCTTATCCTCAACCAAATATCTCTCTTGCTCCTCCCAAGTATCCTGAACACTAATGCCATTATAGGTTGCATTAATATTCTTACCAATGGTAGACTTGTACTCGCATCCACCAATCTCATCATAAGCATCTGCACCTGAATAATCATCAGCAACCCTATGACCTAAGATCCCTGCTAAGTGGATCTCTCTTGATCGTGCATAAGAGAATGGATCACCCCATCCTTCATCATCACAGAGCGTGTATAATTGCTCATAGAGGTGTCGATAGCGTTCCTCTGGAGTCATACTACCTTTCGTTGTTATAACCATTATAGAGGATTACAGAGGCATTTCAAGTAATAGTATGACACTTGTTAAACTGGCACTACGATCTTCTTTTACTCTGGAAATATGATAGTATATCTCTTGACTCTTCATCATTGACCTTACCTATCTTTATTCTCTCAGATATGGCAATGATTAGGTCGGCAGATATACTTCCATCAAAAGTACAAGTACCATCAGCATTTTTGTTACCCAACTTCTCACAAACTGCATCACCTATCAACTCAAGATAGAAATCTTTTAGTCGATCATCATCATTGATGTAATCAATAACATCATCAACTAAAGTGTCTGCAAGTTTTTGAAGCGTGTCTTCAGAGAGTGGCATAATGAATTACATTGATAATGTTATATTAGCATATCTGGCAGATTCTTCAACTTTTGTTTCGATTTCTTCATAAATGTGACTAAAATCCCATCCACGTTTAATATCATTAGCAATGTATTCAACCTGTTCCTTAGTTAAACCAAGTTGTAGATCCTCTACTGCCTCAGTAAGATTGATTGTAAGTTTTACTGGTTCCATTATGCCCTCCATTGACTTTGATTGAAGTTTATGTATGAAAATACATCTCTATCAACTAATTTATAAGTTCCAATACTGTTCCACATCACATAACCCTCACCATCTACCTGTTGAATCATATCACCATCATATATGAAAGTGCCAAAATCACCATTATGTTCAAACATATTCATAAAATCGTGTTTGATGGATCTTACCAACTTCCATAGACTTATTAGATTATTATCATATCCAATATTAACACCCTGACGAATACAATGGTTCAAGTTCTTTTTAGTAATCCTTACAGTTTTATCATCATCAGGAAACGTAACAAGTTGTGCCATTTGCCTAGCAAACTTACAGCGTTCAATGATAGTAGTAGTAACACCAAACTTGACAGTAGGTTTAACAAATAATACCGTACTACATTCAGGTAAATCATAATCTAATGAACTAGCGACTGCTTCACTTAACTTACCTGAAGGACAATCATACACAGTATGAGGTGCTACGATAATATTATGATATATTGTCTTTGGAAATGAATATACAAGTGTATTAGGTTGATATGTACTATCCCCACCAAATCCTATAAAGTCACCCTGAACAATATCACCATTGTTAGGAAGATAATCAAAACAAGCGTGAAGTTTCTTACTTAGATCTTTATCAGGATGATTACGATCAATATCTTCGTGAGACTCATTGATCTTAAGTTTCTTCTTATTGAATACACTTTTAGTGCCAACAAAGAAGTTACCAGTAGCGGGATTAGTTCCCCATACTATTGCTGGAGATCCATCTATCTTAAGTGATGCTTTTGCACCCTTCATAGAACAAAACCAATCCAATACAGACAAGTCACCTGTAAGGATAGAATCTTCAGGGTGTTCAATGTGAGTGTTTTTCATACTCTTATTATATTAAACCAAGTAAACGATTAGGGAAGTATTGTATAGGTTCACAAACTGTCACACCAAATACCTCTTTCATATATCTACGATATAGAATACCTTCTTCTCTAAATGCTTCAACTTCGTGAGGTTGATTCATATAATCAATATGATGTATGTCCTCACCTTTCCATACAAACTTACCACTCTTCATCTTAAGAGTTCCCTGAACCCATTGACGTAGATGCACAAGTTCGTGTAATAGAGTTTCAATATACATCTTTTCATCCATATTGGATTGTAATTGAATCTCAAAGTCTCTAGGGTTATGTGACGTACCTATCCAATCACAGAAACCCATTGCATCCTCTCTAATCAACCCTCTATGGATGACAGTTACATCAATATGGTGTCTAGGTAGGAAAGTGTTTAGAAACCAGTTGGTAACACTCTCACACCTGTGTTTAGAATAACCGTATCCACTACGATAGATACGACTCTTGTTCCCCAATGTAGTGTCCATAAGAATGATAGAATGAATAAAAGTTTTTCTTTGCTAGTCAAATCTTTACTCATTTATTATAC